CCACAATGTTAAAATTTGTGGTGGTAGTTCTGGGATGCCATCGAAGATTGATCTCCCTGCCCATTCATATGGACGACCTGTATCTGGATGGATACTTGGCGGAAGTACATCCTGAACAGAGCCTGCACGTAATTCAAATACCACTTCGGTCTTGCGTGGATCTCCCTCGACAGGCCACGATATCTTGTGCGTGATTAAATCAGGTGGAGCTTTAAAGATCAGCTTACCACGATTTTCACGTCCGATAATCTGTGGTGCAGATTGCATCAACTCAGAAAAATCTATTCCCAGATGTTCAAAAATTATTTTTGTATGCTCGACGTTATCTATGTCGATAGCACAAGTTCCAGATGCACCATGCAGTAATCCTACATTGTGATTTGGGTTCTGCTCATAATATAGTCTAGCCTGATCTGGATCTGACAATGCCTTCTCTGGTTGTTGCCAACCAAATCTCGTTGGCCCTTTGGAGCCAGCAGGGATTGTTACCAGATACCAACTCAACTTTGAGCAGTAATCTTCTATCTGAAAGCTCATACCGAATCAGTCAGATATTCGCTAAGTTTCTTCCAAGTTGTTAAACTGATGTGGTCAACGCCATCTCCTGATGCGATCCCCTTTACAGTTGGGTGAGATAGCCCACATTTTTCAGCGACAACAGTTAAACGTCGATCTTGCAACGCCTCTCGTATGTCATCCAATGGTAGTAGTGTTTGCATTGTTATTGTCCTTTTTTGCATTATTTGTAAAAACATCTTTACATAGTGAAAATCTTTCTGTAAACAAGATTCTGTAGAGAATGAGTGAAAAAAAGAAAGAAAGGAAATTGCCATGAGCAATATCGATGGACTTGCCTCCCAGTGGCTAGAAGTAAAGGCGTTAGAAAAACAGATTATCGCACAGCGTCATGCGATAGAAGAGCAAATCACAGAGGCACTAGATGCCAAAGATGAAGGCTCAATATCCCACAAATTATCAGAGCATAAAGTTACGTTATCACAGCCTGTGTCTCGTAAAGTTGATGCTATTGCATGGGATAAAGTTAAAGATAAAATCCCAAGTAACCTACACCCAGTAAAAGTAAGCGTATCTGCGGATGCCGCTGGCTGTAGATATTTAGCGGAAAAAGAACCGCGCCTATGGTCAAAAATTGCCAAGGCATTCACAACTAAATCTGGAAAAATTGGTGTTAAAGTAGAGGCTCTGTAATGGAGCTTACTGCCAATGAATTGGTCATGCTATCCGAAGCGTTGAAGTCTGTGACGTTTATGGATGGCCTGACCAAAAGCCCAGAGCAGATCAGATTGGAACGTAAACTGTCACGTTGGTCTGATCATGAAAATCTATTTTTTGTAGAAGGAGAAAATAATGGAAGAAATAAATAAAATATTAGACGAGGTATTTGCCTCTGTCTTTAAAGAGAAATGGGAGGATAGAGAATATAAATGGCTATAAATTTAAAATCACTATCTAAGCCATCAGGTCAGCGACCAATAATCGCCACCTTATTTGGTGAAGGCGGAATGGGTAAAACTACACTAGCCGCTATGTTCCCAAAGCCAGTCTTTATCAGAACTGAAGATGGAACTGCATCACTTATGGGTAACAAGGAAGTTAGTCTCTTCCCATTGGCAACATCAAGTCAAGATGTCTTGGATGCAATTGAGGCTCTAGCCACTGACAAGCATGAGTTTAAGACATTGGTTATCGATAGCATTACGCAATTGGCAACAATGATCGAAAGCGAAATTGTAGCGGCTGATCCTAAAGCTAAATCTATAAACCAAGCTGGGGGTGGATATGGAGCAGGGTATGGTACTGCATCTGAAAAGCACCGCCAGATCAGAGAGTGGGCAGGATCTCTTGCTTATGAAACTGGAATGAATGTGGTCTTTATTGGACACGCCGACACTGAGACGTTGGACTTGCCTGATCTAGATCCATACGCAAGGTACTGTGTGAGAATGCATAAGAAGAGCATTCCGCATTACACTGATAATGTTGACCTAGTTGGATTAATCCGACTGAAGACATTTACTCGCGGAGATGGCGATAAGAAGCGCGCCATTTCTACTGGTGAACGTGAGATACTGTGCTTTCCACAGGCATCATCAGTCACCAAAAATCGGTTCAACATTACTGAACCACTGCCATTTACATTTGATGGCGGCAATCCATTTTCACAATTTGTAGCAGAGTAGGAGAACTCACATGGACTTAAACGGATTTAACGCATTGGAAATCGAGCCAACAATAACTAACGAACCAATCCCAGCAGATTGGTACAAGGCTGTAATTTCTAACACCGAGCAGAAGGCAACCAAAGCTGGAACTGGCTCATACCTAGAACTCACAATTGACGTGATCGAAGGATCATATCAGGGCAGAAAAATTTGGGATCGACTAAACTTACAGAACCCAAACCAAACTGCGGTTGAGATTGCACAACGTAATCTATCGAGCATTTGTCGTGCGATTGGTGTGAACAACCCAAAGGATAGTGCTGAGTTATGTGACAAGCCACTGATGGTTAAAGTTGCAGTTAGAGCGGCTGATGGTCAGTATGATGCCACTAACGAAGTTAAGGGTTATGACGCGGCAGGTGGAGCTACGGCTACTGCATCACCTGTAGTTGCAACTGCGAGTGCATCTACACCACCTTGGAAGAAGTAACGTCTACCTCTGGATCGGCTCCTCGTGAGCCGATTTACTAGATAGATGGAGAAGCAAATGAACCTTGAACAATATATGACGCCAGAAACAGTTCGCCTCATTTACGAGAAATATCAACAGAAACGAAAGAATGAGCATCGACCTCACTTGGGTGGATCTCAAATTGGCAATGAATGTAATCGCGCACTTTGGTATCAGTTTAGGCACGCATGGACGCCAGACTTCTCTGGGAGAATACTTCGATTGTTTGAAACAGGTGATCGTGAAGAAGATCGTGTTGTATCTAACCTAAGAGATATCGGTGTAGAGATTTGGGAAGTAGACCCAGAGACTGGTAAGCAAGTTAGATTTACAGAATGTGGTGGTCACTTTGCATTGTCTCTGGATGGTGTGGGTCTTGGTTTTCCTGAGAGCAGTAAGCCACACACACTTGAATTTAAAACAATGAACACCAGAAGTTTTAAAGATATCGAGAAGAAGGGATTGCAGAAAAGCAAGCCTATCTATTGGGCGCAATGCCAGATTGGTATGCACTTGGCTGAATTAGAGAACTGCTACTTCTTTGCAGTTTGTAAGGAGACTGACGCTATTTATGCAGAACGTCTAAAGCTAGATAAGTCTGAGGCCATGCAACTTATCGAGAAGGCAAATAAAATTATATTTGCAGAGACGCCACCATCCAAATTAAGTGAGGATGCAAGTTTTTGGCAATGCAAGTTCTGTCCGTATTGGGCGGTATGTCATGGATGCAAGATACCAGAAGTTAGTTGTAGGACTTGTAGCCATGTGACCCCAGAGAAAGATGGCACTTGGAGTTGCGCCAAAGGGAAGCCCACAGTTACCTGTGATGAACATCTATACATCCCACAAATCATGCCAAAAGATTTGGTGGTGCATGATGCTGGTGATGACTTTGTTGAATATGAAGATCAAGACACTGGCGAGATCATTAAGAACAAGGAGAACAGCCAAGCTATCTTTGATGGTAGGATGGTGTAATGGTTTTAAATGTAAGATTGACTAGATCAGAAATGTCAGAAGTAAAACAAGCGGCGGCTTTACGTTGGCAATTGGCAAGGGCAAGCGGTGTTGTAAATCAACGCAAAGATATTAGATCAGATGCTGATATTGATCTTCTAGGTTTAAAGGCTGAAATGGCAGTCGCAAAAGCCTTACAGCTTCCATATAGGGCATCTGACCTTGGCATAGATAGTGGTGCTGATATGTGGTCTGAAGACGTAAGTATTGACGTGAAGGCAACGTATCATAAATCAGGCAAGCTATTATTTAAATCCTTAGATTCGTTTGTCGCTGAATACGCAATATTAGTTACCATATCTGATGATGAAGATGTGATGCGTATTGTTGGAGGTATGGGTAGAGATAGATTTAAATTAGAAGCAGTAGAGACAGACTTGGGTAGGGGTATATGTTGGGTTGCACCTCAAGACATATTAACACCCATAGAAGGCGTTTGGCTTGCATTAACTCAGTGGAGGTTGTGCAGATGACCTTTAAGTTATCTTTGATGGCAGAATGAAATGATAGAAGACACGATAGTGAGAGAGGCTGTATTAGAAGATATAAAATATGTTGTCAGCCTCAGTAAAAAAGAAAGTTTGAGTTTAGGTTTTATTCCAAAGATGGCGTATGAATCTGCGATCACAGGAATCAAAACTGGCAAGAGATGGTCACCTGTTTGTAATGACAAACTATTTGTGTGTACTGTTAACGATGACCTTGTTGGTTTTTGCCTAGCTAGTTTTGGCAAAAGAAATGCAATCTACCGCAAGGGAAAGATAGCTCAGATTTGCCTCCAAGAAGATGCCAGAAAATTTGAGAGGGGAAAACTGCTTTTAAACGTAGTTATCAATTGGGGTAAGTCTATTGGGACTTTATCTTTTGATGCAGGTTGTGCTGACGATTTGGAAAGTAATTTCTTTTGGCAAGCTATGGGTTGGGAGATTGCAGGATCTCGTAAGGGTATCGGACACAAGAACACTTGGGTTCAAACAAGCAAACGAAAAATCAATATATATAACTACGATCCCAATTGGCTAAGTGGATTAATAATAGGAGACGTTAAATGACATTTACCCTTAGAGACTACCAAAAAGAAGCAATAGATGGGCTGTACAGCTACTGGGCAAGTAAGTCAGGGGATAATCCACTAATCGTTGCGCCTACAGGCTCTGGGAAGACTGCGATCATCGCACAACTGATTTCAGACGCCATGAGCTACCACGGCACGAGAGTTATGGTTGTAACGCACGTTAGGGAGCTTCTGGAGCAAGGTGCTTCAGGATTGGTCAAACTGTACCCACAGGCTGATTTTTGCTTCTACAGCGCGTCTGTGGGTGAGAAGCGACTAGACAAACCTATTATATTTGCAGGGATACAAAGTGTATGGGAGAGAGCCTACCAGATCGTCCCTGCAATTGATTTGATATTAATCGATGAGGCTCACATGCTACCCAAGAATGAAGGCACTCGATACAACAAATTCATAGCTGACATGAAGAGTTGTAATCCAGATGTTAAAGTTGTTGGACTGACTGCCACGCCATACCGATTAGACAGTGGATACTTGCACAAAGGCGAGGGAGCTATCTTTGATGGGATTGCACATGACATATCTGTTGAGATGCTCATGGAGCAAGGTTACCTATCTCCTGTCATATCCAAGGGCGGAATTAAACAGATCGACCTGACAAATGTCAAGAAACGTGGTGGTGAATTTATCGAGAGCCAATTGGCTACTGCCGCATCAGATCCAGAGTTAGTTGCGTCTACAGTCGCAGAGATAGTTGACTTAGGATCAGATAGGAAAAGTTGGTTGGTGTTTAGCTCTGGTGTGAGCCACGCACAAATGTTGGCAGATGAATTTGAATTTCACAATATATCAGTTGGAGTTGTCACTGGATCAGATGGAAAGAAAACCAGAGATCAGACAATTTCTGATTTTAAATCTGGCAAACTAAAATGCCTGATCAATGTGAATGTGTTGACCACTGGCTTTGATCATCCTTCTGTGGATCTCGTCGCGTTGGTTAGAGCTACAGCATCAACTGGATTGTATGTGCAAATGGTTGGACGTGGCACTAGAATTGCAGATGGCAAGGAAAACTGCCTGATATTAGATTATGGTCAAAATGTTGAGCGTCACGGATTTATCGATAAGGTTAAGCCAAAAGATAAAATGAGTGGTGGCGATGGAGAAGCTCCAGTTAAGACATGCGAGAAATGCCAGACGATGGTTCACGCCGCCGCTCAAGTTTGTCCTGAGTGTGGATTTCAGTTTCCACCGCCTATGCTTAATCACAGTTCAAGTTCATACCGAGGTGCTATGTTATCGTCTCAAGTAGAATCCGAGTGGGTTGATGTCGATAGTGTGTACTATTCAAGGCATAAGAAAGATGGAAAGCCAGACAGTGTGAAGGTGACTTACCATTGTGGAATGATGTCAAACTCTGAGTGGCTGTGTCCAGATCATGGTGGATACGCCGCCAGTAGATATAGATCCAGAAAGCCTTTGCTAAACTCAACGGCAGATACAACAGATGAAGCTCTGGACGAATCAAGTTCTTGGATAACGCCTAGTCGCATAAAAGTTAAACCATCATCTCACAATCCAAAATACAAAGAAATTGTAGAATTTGATTATACACAAGTGGAGAAGAAACATGAGACGCAAACGCAAAACTCGGACTACTACGATTGGACTGGTGAAGATATCCCCTTCTGAGCATGACGAGCAAGTTGGATTTATCAATTGGTTTCGAGCCAAATATTCAGGTGTTTTGATATTTGCAATTCCTAATGGCGAGAAGAGAGCCATTAGCGTTGCCAAAAGATTAAAAGCTGAAGGTGTAGTTCGAGGTGTACCAGATTTATATGTCCCTACTTGGAACCTGTGGATTGAAATGAAGCGAGTGTCAGGTGGAAGACTTTCGCCTGATCAGAAAGAAATGATAAATTATTTAGAAAGTATTGGAAATACAGTTATCATAGGGAAAGGGGCAAGTGATGCCTCTAAAAAAGTATTGGAGTTTATAGAGAAAGGAAAACTAGAATGACGTGGGAAATAAAAAAAATAATATGTGGAAATCAAGAGCATTATAAAAAAGCTCAAGATAAATATGGAGAGGCGTGGAGGATACAAGCCAAGAAAGATAAAAATGACAATCCTGCATTAAGGTTAAGCCAGAAGCCATTGAAAAATGGTAATTTAAGTAAAGAAGGAGCGTCCAGAGGTGGCAAGAATAGTGCAAAAACACATGCACATATTCAACAGCAACTTAGTTTATTCCCAAAAAGTCTTCTAAGTCATTGAAAACAAACAAAACTTTCTCCTTGATATACTACATTTAGTATGCTATATATTGTATGTAGAGAGAAAAAAGGAGATTTTCTATGAGTGACTTTTACTATAATGATGGCGGACGTGTCGAATCAGGCCGAAGAGGTTTAGCTGGTGATTGTGCAGTTCGCGCAATGGCTATAGCTTTAGAGCTAGACTACGATGCTTGCTATAAAGAAATAGCACAAGCCAATAAAGAAAATGGACGTGCTAAGTCTGTTCGTCATGGCGTTATGAAAGACGTGTATGGCGCAGTTTTAAAGCGTCATGGGTGGGTCTGGCATTCAGCACCAAAATTCAAAGGTGTAAAAGCTCGCGCTGAAGATATGCCTGATGGTGTTGTTATTGCCAGACAGGCAAGGCACTTCGTTGCTGTTATTGATGGTGCTGTTCACGACATATGGAATTGCTCTCACAAAATGGTCTATGGATATTGGGCTAAAAAATAAAACCAACTGCCCTAGCTAATAATGGCTAGGGCTATTTAAATTTAAAAGGAAGAGAAAATGAAACCAACAATGAATGTATGGATTGAGCTACAAGAACCAGATGAAAATTACACTGGAAAAGAAATAGCTGACAATGCAAATAGAATGTTAATACGGCTTGGCAGTGAAAGAGGGTATTTTCAATTCTCACCAACTAAAATGAAAGGTTGTCATTATAGATATATAGATGGACCAGAAGGCGGTATTACTCCTCTAGAAGATAATGGCAAATGGTTTAACCTAGAATATTTTGGGCGTGAACTTGTTGCGAATAAAATTAGTGCTTAATTAATTTTGATCACTTACTGTTAAAATTTTATCTTTTGTTTTTGGCGATATTGTTTGGATTAATCCATCTAATGCGCCAGAAACCACTGGATCATAAATATCCCCAACACCTTCAGTCAGCTTTGTTGATGCTATAACTCTTGGTTGAGAAGCAGATACTGCGTTTATAGCTTTAGCAAAAGCATTATAAATTGCATCTATACTCGTATTATCCGTTAATGATTTTTCAAGAAGATCCGCATTTTCTGAAACTACAAGCTGTGCAATCTCTTTGTATTGATCATCAGTAAATGGTGGTTTTTTACCACCAAACATTCTTGTAATGATATTTGCACTTGCACCAATATCAAGACCATTAGACATTATAAGACGACTTACATCTGCCGCACCTTGTCCTAATCCAACTCTACTTGCAGATCCAAGTCTTTCTCCAGAAGGAGATCCTCCAAATGTTCCGCTACTTGCAACAATAGAACCACGCGCTTGATTTATTTTGCTAATGATAGTTTCTATTTTATCTCCAGGATATAATATTTCTAGTATGACACGTTCTTTTTGGTTTATACCATCAGAAGCATCAGACAGTTTTGTAACTGTTCCAATCTTTTGACTAGACTGACCTTTTAATTTTAATGCAGATGCCGCACCACTTCTTAACGCTTCAATCGCATCTACATCTTTTGCTTTTACAAGGTTATCAAATTGAACTGCAAATTCTTCTGGATTTTTAGAAAATACACTTTTACCTTCATTAAACATTTTAACAGAATTATTTATTATAGCCCAATTTTGTCTTGTGGCTTGTAGGTCTGGTGAAATTTGATCCAACACACTTTTAATTTCTTTTTCATAATTACCAAAAGTTGTAGCTTTATTTTTAGTTCCTGATCTTAATGCTTTATCTTTCACGTCCATTAAAACTCTTTTAATAATTTCTCCCTCTTCTAAACTAAGAGATCTATTAAGCTCTAAAGGTTTTCCCTTACCAGTTGATTTAAACAATTGAGGAATGCCTGATTCATCTAAACCTTTGTTTATTAAATTTCTTAAACTTCTACTTTCTCTAACCATAAATAAAACAGTTTGATCAAGAGGTTTAAATGTTTGACCAGAAGTAGATTCCCAAATTTGTTTATAGGCTTCACTTTCAGCTTTTAATAACTTTTCAGTATCATCAGAAAAAGTTTTAAATATGTTTCCACCTTGAGACTCTGGGTCTAAATCATTTTGTAGTCTTTCATAAAGATCTTTTACAAAGCGATTTTTTCTTCCAGTAATTGCATCTCTTATAATAGGTGATCCTGGCCCTGACTTTGATGCAAATCCAGACACAACTTTTGCGGCTTCTTCTGACATCTCTGGAAGAATTTTTCCATCATTCACTTGTTGTAAAAAATCATCAACAGTTAAACCACTGTCACTAATCATGCGAATAAGTTCATCTTCAACTTTCTTACCAACTTTACCTGTAAGCGTTCTTTTTACACTGTCTAATATTGGCGTTAAAGCAACTTGAGTAGCTTGTGTTAGTTTAGCAAAAAGAGGATTAGCGACTGCGCCAGTTAAAGTTGCAACAGGAGCATCTTTAATTCTTGAAAATCCTTCTTCTTCTGATGAGCCAGTGCCTGATAAAAATCCTTGTGCGGCTCCATAACCAAGCAATCTCATCCAAGTTGGTGCAGTTGCGGCTAGAGATGTTCCGCCTGTAAATGGAGCGGCTAATGTAGCAACAGCCGTTGGAACTATCGCTCCACCAATTTCATACTTTAAGCTACCATCTTTTGATTGAGCAGATTTTAATTTAGATCTTTCTTCAGCTAAAGCATCTTCATATGTTACATCTGGGCTTAATGCCTTAATACCAGCAATTGTCTCATCTGCGTAATTAAAAAGTAATCCAGTAGCGGCTAGTCTAGCTTTATCAGCTAAAGTTAATCCTAATTCTGGGTCAACTTCAGATTCTGATAAAACTTCTATATTTTGCTCTGCTCTTATTCGAGCAAGCATTTCTTCTACAGTTTCTTCAGCCATGCTATTGCTCCGATCTTCTATCTGGATTGTTTAATTCATCTGAAAGCATAGTAAGCATTTGTTTTGTTAATCTTTTTTCTATACCTGGGATAGCTAACATTTCTCTAATTTTTTCAATTGTCATACTAGATACAGCATCCTTAAACATTAAATTTTGTCCAAGAGCTGTTTTAGCAAGAAGTTCATTTGCATACCCTTGAGGGTTCAAGATGTCATAGGTTTCATCGCCACTTTTATATTTTAAATACTGAATAGCATTAGGATAAACAACTCCAAATGCATCTTGAGCAGAATTTATCATACCTTTTGTTGCTTCTTCTCGTAGGGCTTGTTTTTGTTTTATAGTATCAGCACTATCACCAACTTTAGGGAAGTATTGATCTAATGCATCTATATATTCTGATGGAGCAATCGCCGCACCAGATTCATTTCTTAATTGAGCCGCTACCCAGTTTTGAGCCGCAATGTGGAATTGTTGAGCTTTAGGATCAATTCCTATATTACCTAAACCAAGTCTACGCATTGTTTTTATTTGAGCAATATCTTGTAAGGTTACTACATACCCATCTGCTAATTGATTTCTTAGAATACCTTCATTGTAAAGCATTCTACTTCCAAATGTTGCAGAAGTATTTTGGTTTTGATCAAATTTCTGACTTCTTTGTTCTATTATTTTATTTAAATCAAGACCTTCTGGAATTGGAAGATTAGTAGTTCCAGATAAATCTATTCCTGGTTTTGATCTTGTAACTTCTTTACCATCTACAATTTCTGTGTATTCGCCACCAACAACAAGTTTTTGATAATTTGCGGCATATAGATTTTTATCTGATTGGCTAACATCTTTTGCTGTATTTGGATCTGCAAGTCTAACACCAATATTATTAACTGAATCAACCAATCTTTCGTACTGAGAGCCTGCCCCTGGTTTGCTAAACGTGCTAAACACATTTACTAAATCAGGATCATTAACAGTTGAGTTGGGAAGACTAATGGTTTCTGTACCATTAATTTGACCTTCTGTTAATGTAATGTTTGGGTATTTAGTTTGGAATTTTTGAACACCTTCAAGATTATTGAAAGTGTAAGGCGTTAATTTACTTTGACCAGTAGTAGTAGTCTTTTCATAAGGTACAACTGTTTTACCAGCGGCTTTTGCGGCAGTAATTTCAGCTTGTGTCATAACTGTAGGTTTACCATCAACAGTGACGTTGGAGTATCCACCCTTACCCTTCAGTGCAGTTCCTAAAGTTATAGTAGACTGCATTCTAGCTCGATCTGATTCTGCCTTTTCTTTCTTCTTGGCATTCAGGTAATCTAGTGGAGCTTGCATAGAACCAACGGCAGAACCTAATACAGTTGCACCAGGCTGTGATGCCTGACGACCCATTTCTGCAAAGAATTGGAATGCCGCTTCCCAAGGATCAGGCTCTGGAAGTTGTGGGTACAATTGATTGGCAATAGAAGTCGCTTGATTGGCGATGTCTTGTGAGAAGAGATTACCAAATGCTCCACCACTTAACTGATTTAAATCTGTACCAGATACACCTAGTTTTGTTTCAGCCATATCAATTACCTATTCTACGAGTTCATTATTTTATATGCGCTTGCCAAACCACCCATACCAGCTATTGCTTGTCCGTAAAGAGATGGGTTTGCACTCATCTGAGATCCTGAAGTATAACTACGATTAATTGTATTGTATGGCGTTCCAGACAATGCACCTAATGTGAAGTTAAGCATTTCTTGTGGATACATTTTTTGGTCAAGATAATCAGCGTATGCCAAGTCAAGTGCCTGTTGATCAAGTTGCCTACGAGCTTCACCTGTTGTAATTAACCCAGCCGCCGCTTGAGTTTGTAAGTCTTGTACTAGCGGAGCCATGTTTTGGTATGCGTTCATTTGTTGAATGCGTGACGCTTCATTTGTTTCATATGCGTTTCTAGCGGCGTCATCTGCACCAAAACGTGCTTGACGATCTATATCGTATTGACTACGCAACGCGGCGTCTGCACCAAATCTTGCTGATCTATCTTGCTCAAACTGACCACGCATAACATCTTCCGCGCCAAATCTTGCGGCTCTGTCTTGCTCAAATCCAGATCTCATTGTGTTTTCTGCGTTAAAGCGTGACGCCCTATCAGTGTCATATCGACCTGCGGCGAATCCAAGACCTTCTCGTGCGGCTTGCGCTCGTAAATCTCCTGCGGCTTGTGCGCCTTCTCCAGCAGTTGTAGCTTCCATAATGCCTAAACGTGAACCAAAGCCTCCACCACCTGTAGATGCTCTGGCTCTGGCTTCATTTTGTGCGCGTATTGTCTGTTCTTCTATTTCACGAACAGCAGGGTTCATGGCATCTTGATATATGTCCATGTAAGGCTGTGCAGACTCAAGACTAAATGGATCTCCTAGTAATTCTTCTCGTGTCGCCCCTTGGTAGTCGCCCAAAAGATCTTCACGACTTGCACCTGAATAGCTTCCTAAAAGTTCCTCACGGCTTGCACCTTTAAATGGGCTACCCAGTAATTCCTCTTGAGACATGGCGTCATAACCACGACCTAAAGTATCTGCTACTCCAGATGCCTTATTTACGAAAGGCATGTAGCTTTCAGCACCTTTTGTAAGTATGTCAGCACCCATACGCTCTTCTTCAGTGCGTCGATCACCACCATATGTTGCAGTTCTTGCGCCTTCGTATGTTGGGTAAGGTGAGTTGGCTAATTCTGCGGCGCGCTCAAATGCTGTTCGACCTGCGGCGGCGACCCATGATGGAATCTCTGTACCAGCTACTGTCTCACTTGAGGATGGTAACTCTGTGTATGATGGTGTGCAAAAACTGCCCATTTAAGCCTCCGTGTAAAGAGAGCCAACTTTAACCAAGCCTAACCTCTCATAAAATTTATCTTTGCGTTCACCATCTCCCGAATAGACATGGCCTAACTTTACTTTTACATTAGCGTCTTTACCAATTTTCATAAAGCCTTTAATTAATTTTACAGCTATCTGCGATTTTCTATGCTCCTTATACACAAAAAACCACATATCTGCTAGATATTTTTCAGTAGACCACCAGTCAGACGTATCCGCCCCACCAATTGATCCTACAATCTTTCCATCAATCTCTGCGATTAACACTACACCTCTATGAATTGCTCTATTAATAGCAGATGTAAGTATCTCAGGATTAATAGGTGAAACAGTCTCAACAGTCTCTGAATGCATAACACTTAACATATTATACAAACCAGATATATCGAGAACTGTTGCACTTCTTATTATCAACCCATGCCACCTAATGCGCCCATTTCTGGAGCCATTTGTGGTTCTGGAGCTTCTTGCATTTGCTCTTGAGGTTGGCCTAAGTTACGACCACCTTCTTCACCTTCAACAGCCGCAATAAGTTCAGCAAGCTCTGGAAGTAGCTTCATGAGGACTTGTGCAACGTCTGGGGTAATAACATCATCCAACATTGCCAACTCTTGATCAGACATAGCTGAGAGACGAGCTACAAGCATTGCACCAATATCTTCATCAGGCTTTAGCAAATTCTTCTTTGCTTGTGGTGGCAGATTTTGCATTGGCTTATCAGCGTTCATATTTGCGCCAGACATATCTGGCATAGGCATTGGTTCTCTAGCCATATTAGACCTCTTTCTGTTTATATAGAACTGACCAGTCTGTTTTTTTACAAAAGAAACCAATCGACCAGCAAATCGGTTCTAAAATTTTACGATACACTTTACCAAGATAATCTGGTTTGTCACGATCTCCGTAAATGTAAGCGATTTCGTTTGCACGATGACCTGCAACATGCGTCCAGAAGTTAACTAAACGTCCTTTTCGCATTTGCTTAACCATCCACACATCCCAGATATGATATCCGTTAACGTGCGTTGGTGTTAAGTAATCACGAGTAAAGCGATAATCTAGTACAACTTGCTTGCGTGTCATGATACCTTGACGCTGTAATTCGTTACAAATTACACGACCACCAAGCATACCACCAATAAACCCACCAATAGGGCCACCTATTGCTGTACCAACATAAGTACCTAAACTTACTTTAGCCCCTGCCTTCGCAGAATCCTTTAGAGATGCACCACCAATCAACATAGCCGCAGTTGTACCTAACCCAGCTCCAGCAGATCCATATAAATTTGCTCGACCTGCCGCAGTTGAACTAGAACCAAAGGAACTTAACCTATCTCCTACTCCAGAGAAGTAACCAGTATTACCACCTGCTAAAAGTGTGGCTTGTGTGCCTTTTGCATCTTCTATTTTTTGTAATTTAGCTTTTGCAACATCAGGATTAGCCGCAAGTTCTAATGCATCTGTTTTATTAGCTTTTATTGTTTGCTTTGCATTAACAAGGTCAGCATTTGCTGATTCAGGGCTATATGCAACTTTAGCCGAAGGACCAGATTTAGGCGCGCCAAAAGTATCTGTAAGTTTAAAGTTTTCATAAAAGTCACTAACACCTTCTCCAAGTTTATCAAGACTAAAAGATTCACCATCATCTATATTGAATGCAACTGACCTACCAATTTGACCACCAACCCCAGCCGCAAGTTGTGCGCCCATAGCCAGAGCTTCTTGTTTTAGTGCTTCAGTAGGGTCAATTCCATATTCTTCTTGGAACTCTTGCCTTAACTCATTAGCTTCTTCTTCGCTAATCATATCGTCTTGAGGGTCAAATGTTACACTGCCTGTCTCTTGTTGGCTAACCCACTGGAACATTGGCATGTATTTTGTGCCGTATACGTTCTGCATTACATCTAAATCAAATGTAGGTGTATTAGATTTAAGCTGATAAGTCTTGGCAGTAAACGTCCCATCTTCGTTTTCGATAGCACCTTCTAGTGCTGGTGAACTTGGAGATGTGTAATATTCGTTAGTCGGTAAAGCTCCGTAGCTTCCTGGTATTAAATTTGATTCTAAAACAATTGGACTTCTCATTAATTTATCTCCAGTAAACTTGCCACTACATGCAACCTATTGGCAGTCGCCGCCGTAACTTTTATAATTTCATCTTCTGTCAAAACAAGTGGCTGTGTTAAAAGCTCTACAGTACCATTAGCACCAATTGCCTTAACTTTGAAGAGGCTAAATACATCCGCATCCGCATTTGTAATTGTGACTGTAATTGTATCTGCACTTCCACTATCTTCAGAAACTAAAATAGATTTTATTGTAGCAGTAGTAGCAGAAGGGCATGTATACAATGATGTTGCGTCAGTTGTCGTTAAATCTACTTTTGCATTTTTATAATTATTTGGCATTTATGATATAAACCACGCTGTTGCTTCGGCTTGCTCTACAGCTACTTGAAGCCCAGTAGATGCCGCAAAGTAAGTTGATTGTCGTTCTAATTCAAGAGTATTTGTTAAACGTGCCATATATCCTTGTTGATAATTTTCTGGTGGGCTTGGCAATCTTAAAACTGCAAGTGGTGATCCTTGTGTCATCTCAATCCATCCTGACGTGAATTAACTCTAAAATCTCCCAACGTCCAATCGTCTGTCGTGCCTGTGCTTTGGAACTTTAGACCTATCTGCCGACCTTTGGCGCGTGTGCTTACTTTTCCTGTGGAAGATGTAATCGTAAATGGTCCTTTTACAGTTTCAGGAGAGTTGGGATATTTTCTTGTATTCATATATAAAAATAAGTTTGTGCTAGAACTCATAGTAACATCTGGAACTACTTTATCCACCATATACAAATCTTCACCATTTTGTGTAATTTCACGCGGTGATCCTTCTATGTAGCTGTTCATTGCCGCTCCATCTGCGCTAGTGCCTGTTTCGTGGTTGTAAAGATACCCATCAGGGTCAAATGCAAATGGAACAGTTCGTGCGCCAAAGCTATCTGACCATACTGACCTATCCATAGTTCCAACAGTCCAAGCATTTTCTGCATAATTGTAAGTTACATAACTATCGTTTTCAGGGTTAGTTGTCTCTGTATTTTGATCACTTACATAGAACCAAGTAATCTCTTTAAATTCTTTGTTGTGTCCAGTGACAACTTTATCAATATATCGTGTCTGCATACGATCAAATACAAAATGCTGAACAGGACATGGTATTTCTTTTACAATACCATCATAAGTAAAGAAATTACGCTTACCCATCCAGAAGACATTTCCGTCAACAGATACCATTGTATTTAAGCCAGCCGCTCCTGCGTTTGTCGCAAGTAACCTAAACGAGAATACAAAAGCACCACCAACAAACGTCATGCCATATATTGCCTCGTCAGTAGATATGATTGTCTCCTCACGAGCAGATACCATAGCTACAATTTTAGTTCCAACTTGAAGCCTCTGATCACCTGCGGTGTTTGTCGAAGTTGGATTCCAAACGCTAAAGTCTTCTTGTGTTGACCACCTGACCAACATATTATCTACATTTCCAGTGCCACCACCCACAACATAAGCCTGACATCCACCTGCTATAAAATGCCTATCTGGGAAGCTAACAACAGTAGTACGAGCCACATTAGGAACACTATTTGCACTTGATAGTGATGATACAAGTACAGCACGATTAGTAACCCCTGCCGAAGTATCCCAATAATATATTGCACCATTGCGAACTGTCGCAAGGACATCTTCACCCCAAAGATCTATACTCCAAGCACTATTATCTAAGCTAACATTAGCAAGTGTATCTGATCGTGGAGTACCCCACGCCTCTTCACCCCAACCGCCAACTCCAAAACCAAGAGCTGGGTCAGAACTTTGAGATCCAAGTCCATCGCCAACACCAATTAAATATTTTACAGTAACAGTACCACCACCAGAAGCTACAGTAGAAGTAGCCGCAGTTGGGACAATAATACTGTAAGAGTTTATATTAATTCTTGTTATTTGATATCCGTAGTAATTGTTTAAATCATCTGCCGAAACGCCACCAGTTGCTGATGCTCCACTAATAACAACCCAATCGCCAGTTTCAGCCCCATGTGAATTATCTGTAATGACTACAGTCGTGCTTTCATCTGTCGTGGCTATTGGGTTACTTAACCCAGTAGATGTCTTCCGCAAAGGCGTAATATCGTGAAGTGAGCCATTCTCAATAATTAACAAGTGATTGTGCGTACCAACGACAAGCCTATCTTCGCCATCAGAGTTTGACCTCCAATACACCATGCGTCTGGCAATACCTTCAATATTAGTTTCAGTAGATGTAATATTTCCAGAAGGATTTAATGCGTATATTGTATCTTTCTGCCATCCACCTATCTTTTCAGGATATCCATTTTTAAAACGAACTAAGTCACTATCTACCCAGAAAGGCCCATTTTTGCCAGTAGCGTATTCTGTAACGTCTTTTACAATACCTGGGTTGTATTTTAAAAGTTGCAAAGGCATTTAGATCATCTCCAACGCTTGGTGTAGTGTTTCTTTGTTGCGGCGCGTCCAACCTCGTCCAAAGGTTTCAAAAGTTTTTAAACTTTTATAGAAGTCTTGTCGAACGCCGTAAACATAATTTATGATTTCTTCTGGGTCTTTTTCCATGATAAGACCTAGCGTCTGTGGTCCTATGGCTCCGTCTTGTGTAGCACCTACTGCACGTTGCACAGCTTTTGCAGGTCTACCACTGCCCGAATTTACAGCCCAATCGAAGCACGCCCAGTCTAAGCCCGATGGAAGCGAATCGCCTTTAACTCGATCCCAGTAGTTCTTCTTATATATCGGAGCTACATCTTCTGGAGTTAAGTCACGCATTTCTTGTTCAGTTGATTCACTACCAGTCCACTCATCGTACACTTTTTTGGTAACTCCCAAATTTGTGATACCTCCAGGATCTTCGGGATGATTTACGAATCCTCCTTCGTGAGAAAGAAGCATTTCTAAGCATTTATCAAAGTTCTCTTTCATTTCTTACCTCCAAAATACTTACTAACACCACGCATACCAATTGATGCACTCACGATACCGCCAAGGCTATATTGATACCAACCTGGCATACTAGATAGAGCGGCAAAACCATCTTGCACAATAGCATTACCCCAATCCCCACAAAACGCCAAAATAAGGGGAATACTGAACAAAAGTGTTATCCACTCGTCTTTCCAGGAGTTCTCTGTGGCTTTCATGGCGGCTAGATCCCAATCAAGCTCACCAGTGGCTATTTTCATTTTAGTTTGGGCTTCAGCTTGCTTTACGGCAGTCTTACCCTCAATCATAGTTCCAGCAAGATCAGCGACCTTACCCAGTAATCCTAATCCCATCATTCTTTATTCGCCTTTCCTTTTGTGTAGGCTTCCTTGCCATAGAATGCCGCAACGATAGCGGCTACGGAAACAAAATATACACCAGCAATAGAGGCCAGTGACTTCATGGCTTCATCAAGATTAGCCACGTTACAAATAATTATAGCAAATGGATACAGCAACATTCCGAACAAAGCGAACCAGGCCATCTTGCGCTGGGCATCTCTTTGTGCATCGTCATCAGCCATTTTTAATCGCTTGTCTTCTAGTGCTAACTTATCCCATTCAGATTGGTCTACTGATCCATTTCCATCTAAATCGGCTTTCTCAAATTCTGTCATTTTAAATCTCCTAGTCAGCAAGAGGGTTATCTAAAGCCCTCTGCAATTTGCCCATGAGTTTATCTTCAAGTTCTTTCATTGAGCTATCTTGTGAAACCCTAACACGTTCTCTTTGATTTTCAAAGCGAACTTCTGCGTTGTCTATCATAGTACGAACCTTTTCTTCGGATTCTCGTACCATGTCCTCTATTCTGTCCACTTGAGACTCAAGCCGCAACAGATCATCACGCAATCCATTTTTAATGTCACGACTATATTCTACTGACTCTTCTACCTTTTCAGAAATGCCACTGACCTTTGCATCCATTACATCCATTTGTAATTGATATTCCTCCAAGTCTAGACCTGTAACAGCTTCTATCTTTTGCCACATAAGAAATCCTGCGTACAAAGCACCTACAATTGTAGATAAAAATGCAAGTATAGCCATGATAGAACCGAACGACATCTTCATACCACCTGTCTTAAACTCACGATCTGCAAGTCCATCAATATTATCTGCTATCTTGGTAGTGTCCATCAGTTTTCAAACTCCATCTCACCACTTGAGTTTTGTAAGTTCTTTAGTGCTTCTAGCTCATCTCGTAGCTTTTGTATCTCTAGCCTTCGCTGAGTTAGCTCTATTTGGTAAAGGTCATCACAGTTAATACGAGCCTTGGGTTTGTCTAAAGGTATAACAATACGTGCATACACGCCTATATCTTTACCACGACTGTTTGTATTTAATCCTGACAGTACACCTGTCACACCATACTCTAAGTTTACACCACCACCTACAGCGTTACTGCATCTCATATTTCCTGTCGAAAAAGAATCCGATTGGTAGTTCATTGGTGGACTTGGCAAGGCAAGCGAAAGAGAACTATTATCTGCAAAAGCAGAACTGGCTAATAAGCAAAATGTTAAAGCTATTCTCATGTAGGCTCACCATCTAACCTTGAGCATATTCTAGACGATATCAAAGTTCTAGATGTATTTGTTCTTTTTACTTTTGAAGTAGTGCAGAGATACACAGCCTCATCCATGTCAATTTCTCGTATGTATACATCAAAAGATTTATGCTCTTTGTATTCAACCTTTATGATCCTATACGTTGTAGAGAAAGGTATGTTCATCCAATTTAAATCAAACAAATCAATCTGGTAATACTTTATCTCTTCTCTAGAATTAAAAAGAGACATCTCCACTTTGACCACGTTTTTAACGTGAGATGTTTTTACTTCAGGGTACGCAGGCGTCATTTCGTGCGCGGACGCACCAAAAGTAATTAGCATACCTAATGTGATTAATTTACTTAGCAATACAGCTTGCCTGCACCACCGCAGTGTAGGTCCCACCTGGTAATGGTTTAGCTGAACCATAAGTTGCACTAGATGCAGTGCTGAACCATGTGGAGCCTGCCAATGTTAAATTAAAGTTTGTAGTGCTTCCTACAACTGTTTTAGCCGCTTCGTATGCTGACATACCAGAAACAGACGTTTGTGTAACACTTGTACTACCTGTCCATGCAAGCGTGTCGGACAAAGAAGGCGACGAGCTAAAAGCTGTTGGGTGTGTTATACTAGCTATATAAGCATCTGCTATTGAAACGTCATACCTAACAATAGGTAGTATGCCACCATCCGCAGGGGTTGTGCTTAGTTTACTTGCAATCGGGTTTCCATATGCACCTGACTTAGTTGTTTGGATAACACATTTAGCTTCTACGCTTCCTGTAATTTCAACATTCGCTAGTGCTGGAAATGCACATAGTGAAAGTATTGCTATAGAATATTTCATTTTAGACCTCATTGGTTATACTGCATGTCGATCATCTCTTCGTGCAGAATTTGTTGTGCCAAATTATTACGCAAGCCTTTCTTGTTATCTGATATCTGTGAATCAGCAAGAGTAGGGGCATCATTATAAGCACCACCATTTATAGATGCATTGTAATACATATTGATGTTAGTTTGCTGATTGATAGCCATGATAATTTGATCTTGTCCTTGCGTTTTAAATAAGGTCAACGCATTGGCAGATGCTGTTAGCCCTAATTCAATTCTAGTTTGCTCTTCTTCTTCCTCTTCAGAAAGAATTAGATTACCATCTTCATCATACTCAAAGTCGTTATCGGCGTCTATAGCACCCATAGCCTCGTCATCTTCTAGTACATCATACACTTCAACTACAGGTATTACTGGTATTGGCTTAACATAATCTGGGCATGATGGATTTAGTTGTGGATCAAAGCATTCATCAATTCTGTAGCTATATACCACCAAAGGATCTGTTACACTTCCCTCGCCTTCAACAGTAATTGATCCATCCCCCCACTTAGAAGAGGCTACGTTAGCTAAAGGAAAAGACTTGACGATTGTATTGCCTGGCACTCCAGACCAATCATCTGTTGCGGAAAACGTATATCCTTCACCTTCCGCATTTAAGTTACGGATGTGGACTTTCATATCGTCTTCTGGGTTTTTTACTGTGGTGTATTTGTATAATAATCCATTTACATCTAAGCCAGGTATGTCAGGCAAAACAGAACTCATACCCCAACTTAGTGCTGTGGATGCGGCATTTCCAGTTGTTCCGTAGCTATACGGATCACAAGAAGAGTAAGAAGGCCAAAGTGCTAATAATAACACTAAGACCTGTTTTTGTTTCAATGTTTTCATTAAAAATCTTTTTCATTGGATTGTTTTGTTCTCGCTCAATAGTCTGCTTAACTGTCTCCATTTCCCACGCAACTCTGGCCTTATCTCCCACCAACCCCATGTATGGGCAGGGCGTCCCGGCATTGAGCATTGCGTCAAAAACGCGAGAATCCTGGCAAAGGGCCGAAATCGCGGCCACCTTCATCCCCATATTATAAAGGGCTTTTGCGTTTTTTAGTTTTTCGCAGTTCATGTCTCGCACAGTTCGACCTGCTGAAATACCAAGTATCTGCGTCTGCACAGCACCAGCAACACCAACAGTACATAAATCAGAATTGCTTGTACTTATTTGTGGAGAAATTGCAGAAGGAGGTGGACTGTTTATGGTAGTTTCCATAGTGCCAGTTGATGTCACTGTGCTATCCGACTTGATTGTATCGTCATCATTAGCAAAAGCAAAACTACTACTTAATAGAAGTAATGCTATTACAAATAAACGTATCATTTTCTTTCTACCAATCGATCTAGCTTTTCTTCAATCCTATCAAACTTACTCATAATTTGACCTAATACTTGAGATGAGTCAGTCTTAGTGACGTACTCTTTAGCCAACTCTTCTCTAGTTCTGTTCAGCAAAATGGTAACGCGCTTTAGTTCTTCATGGTGAGTTTTAATCCACCATATTAAAAAACCAAACCCTGCGGTTAATCCAATGTTCCAAATAGATTCCATGTTACGCTACTTTTTCTAATGCAGAATTAATACCCAAAACATCTTTAAGCCTATCTCTAATACCAAGACCATCCAGATTTTGTGCAAATGATGGCGACCACCACAAATTACTTAAATGTAAAAAATCTATAGAGGCTTTTCCACTGTCTAATATTACTTCTGGGGCGCGCCCAAAAGTCCCAGCAGGATAAGCATGTTCTATCATGTCACAGAAAGCCTTATCATACTTTCCAGTTTCCATACATCGCTCACCACGTTCTCTTGCGTAGTCCCAAAAAGGAGTGTTGTATTTTGAACCAGCAAAATAGTGTAGCATAATTATACGCTCTACGTTTCTTATTAGACCTACATATTCAATGTTAGCCTGTTCTGTAGACATGATACCTTGGATGCAGTTCATAGCGTTTTCTAAAACGCTATTTGCCATACCAAAAGACATAGCTTCTAAAGGCTCTAAGAAGAAAGACGAGTTGCCATTGCTTGCTAATCGGTCAGTAAAATTTCGGTTCTTTGAGTAGTTGTTAAAGCCAAAAGAGTTAGTTTCTTTACTGGGCGTTAAGCCAAAGTCACTAAATATTGCCTTTATGTCTTCTTTAACTTCTTCAAGCGTGTTGATGTCGCTGTTATATAGATACCCAACAGAACATCTATTTTGTAAAGGTATCCCAAACACCCAACCATACGGCCTAGCAATAGTAAGTGTGTGTGAAAACTTTGGGGCATCCCAGTAGCATTGATTTACATGGACAGCGTTTACAGGAATGTAAGCAGACTGTGAGTGTTTGCTGTAATCTTTAGGGCGACCAGAACAATCAATAATATAGTCAGCATCAATATCATCGGGAGTTATGTTATGCTCAAACAAATCAACATGATCTTTTAGCTTACCATAGATGTAGTCTTGCATTTTGTTTGCGTTAAAGTGAATAGCAGTTGATGGTGTAGGAAAATCGTGTAGAAATTCTTCTTTTGTTTTAGACCAACCGCGCTTGAATATGCCTGTTTTTACATAGGCATCTACAAGATTAAAATCTTTCCCACTAAACCCCAAAGTCTTGTTTAAAAGGTGAGGTAAGATGAGAGTTGTCCCCTCACCTACTGCTTGCGGTTTTATAGTGGGGTCATAGTGCCACTCAACCTTTGCGTCTGGGAAGTTAAGTTTCATTTGTAGCGCAGACATACACCCTACAGTTCCACGCCCTATGACTGCGTATTTCTTCATGCCATATCCAAAATAGAAGGTATTGAAGGCCACGTAACAGAAGTTGGAAATGTATCTTGATCTGTTATATCTAACAAAGCTGTTCTATACGCTGTGACTTCATTTTGTTGGGTAGAAGTTAATCCATCCCAACGCATAGGGTTTGAAACAACAGGATCAACAAGACTAGCCAATAGTCCATTCCGTTCACGCCTTATTTCGGCGGCATTAGAGTTATCTATCTCCTCTTGTGTTGGAGGCTCTGGAGCGACATAAGGCGCAATGTCATTTGCCTCTTGCATCTGAGCTAATAAAACTGTGTTGTCTATAGTATTATCTGCATCATTTACGTCTAAGGTGTAGGGCGTCCAACCTTCATATTTTTCAAGGTCTAGCCAACAGTCTATGCGATTACCTGTGTCGTCTATATAAATTGCGTCTTTGTAAGTATAAGCCATTATGAGTACCTCACCCAAAGACCAGTGTATTTTTGATTCCAGTTACTGCCACCATTACCTGTATTTGCTCCGGGAGACATTAAACGCCAACTTCCTGAGTAAGTTTGGTTACTTATAACAGTGCCGGGACTATTATAACCACTGTTGGCTTCTAGACCATTGGTAGCTGTAGTACCAGAAGTCGAAGTAGCTGTTCTATCTGCCCCATTTTGCCCGCTTGCTAATGCTGTTCTAGGTCTTAATGCACTTCCTGACGCTGTTCTTCCTTCTTTATAGACTGCAAAGTTACTATCGCTTGCCATACCAGTATCGTAAGCAAGAGTATATGTACCTACACCATTTACGTCTGTAGATGCTCCAGCATCAATATTACCGCTACCAAGAATAGAAGTTCCGCCGACTGTCTTTAGCCCACCTACACTTGATAAATTACGACTGTCATCAATAACAGTTGTTCCACCTACTTTAATAGCCATCTTCGTTCTCCTTTAAACTATTAGCTGTTAATTTGTGTTTTAAGCTCATCAATCTGAGCCTGTTGTTCTTTCATAGCCTCGATAAGTACAGCCACAATGTTACCGTATTTAACTGACTTGATGCCATCCTCATTGGTGTTGACTACATCAGGCAATACATCTTCTACCTCTTGAGCAATGACACCTATTTCTGAGCCACCATTCTCTAGCCAATCAAAGCTAACACCACGCAAAGACTTAACTGCATCTAGTGAGCCTGTAAGTGTCTCTACATTTGTTTTAAGTGTAGCATCTGAAGTGGAGTTGAAGTTGGTTGCATTTACGTCACTAGTAAAAGTAGCTACATCGTTGCTTGCAAGTGTTAAGGCTAAAGAAGTATTATCAACATAAAATTGTAGTGATTGTATACCACTACTTCCTGCTTTAATGTATGGACCAGTCGAGTTGTCATAACCAATTTCTGTTTTATAGTTTGTGTTTGAACCACCACTAACTCTTATAGCTGAAGTTACACCTTTACGAACCTCGAAATCAGTGCTAGGGGATGAAGTTCCCACTCCAACTCTATCATTGCCACCATCAACAAACAACATACTTGATTGACCATTTGACTCAACACGGAAGTCAAAATCTCCACTATCTTCGTTGAAAACAGTTTCACCTGTTGAAATAATCATTCGTGTACTGTCACCAATAACTGCTCTTAAAACATTAGCTTGATTAAATTGTAAATAACTATCGTCATCTCCATTAGAGCGTAATTTACCTGTTGACCCCATAACAACATCACTATTGAAGATAGCATCACCAGAGGCTGACATATCAAGGGTGAGGGCTGTGATGGTTGAGCCGCCATCGTTGCCTTTAAAAATAATATCTTTGTCCGTACTGTCTGATTGAATTATAAAATCATCGTTTGTACTTACAAATCTTCCAAAAGTATCTGCGTTATCTTGTAAGACAATGTTGCCTCCATCAGCATCTAACATTAAATACGAGGCGGCATCTATGGTTAAGTCGCCAGAAGCATTAGCTATATTGCCTGTGACTTGTATGCCGGTGGCGGTGGTGGCTAGTTTGGTTGCGTTGTTGTGGTAAAGCGTAACTGCACCATCATCCGCAGTGGCCATAAATGTTTCTGACCCATCCCCTTTTTGAAGAAAGATGTTATTAGAGCCACGTATGTATAAATCACCTGTACCTGTATCAGCAATAAGACTATCGCCGCCATTATGATAAATCTGTAGGTCAGACCCAGCACCGAATATGGCTTTGTCGTTGTCACCGAAGTTGATGTCGCCTGTTGTTGATAAAGCACCAACACTCAAGGAATCAAAAGCATCTACCATTTTAGCACCAGAGCCTACGCCATCTGAGTAGATTACTTTAGTTTTACCACTAGCAATCGTAACTGTTGCACCAGATCCTTGCTTAATAATAATGTCTTGAGATCCACTTGTGGCATTTTCAATGAACCAAAGTTTACTAACAGTATTTGGGCCTATTGTAATTGTACAAGTTGAGTCCAACGTACCTGTATACTTTAAGAACATTGAACGACCTGGATCAGTAGCCCCATCTGCTATTGTTGTTGTGTGTGCATCAGCATTTGTCGTTATAGCTTCTGTACTATAAGAAAAAGCCTCTGCAATTAATTCAAGGTTAGTATTCGTTACTGTACCCCATGAGCCTGACTGATCGCCAGTTGCCATCTCATTGAGGCGAAGGTCATTTACATAGGTTGAAGCCATACTAGTCTATCCTTATAATTGCGTTGTTAGCTGTCTGAGCAGGGAAAACAACTCTGAAAGTACCTGATGAAACTGTAAAGTCTCCACCAAAGTCCAATACAGCGATAGCTCTATCTCCGTCTGTATCGTTATATATTAACGCACCACGCGCTGTAAAACTAGCTGATGTCCACTCAGGATTATCAGAGTCAAAACATCCGCTTGTTCCGTTTTCAATTACAGACGCATTTGCCAGTGTCACTCCACCAGTAGTGTATCCGTTACCATTAGCAACTTCGTTCGATGTTGTGTAGGTATCAGTAGTAGCATCTAAACTTGCACTACTTGTGTAGAGAGCGATCTTTATTGTATCACTGTCTAAGTCATGTAACCCAAGCATTACATCTTTTTTAAATTGGGTACACATTGCTTGTGTAATAGCCATTATAAACCTCCGTTATATTCTGCCGCATAATCGCGTTGCATCTCTTGTACAAATAATTGTAC